GTAAATGACCTCTATGAGGATATGGAGAGGCTTAATGCACTCTATGAAGAGTTAATGTGGCCTCATGATGTGGAACTTGATTTTTCTGCTGACTATGAAAATAATCGTATCATTATTACATTAAAAGATGAAAAGGCAAAACGACCTGCATTATGACTGAAGAAGAATTAGAAAAACAGCGTTGTATTGATGATGATTATAATGTCATTAATCATTATTATACTGCTAAAAGATTGCATCCCAATATACCTTTTTATCTGCAAGATGAAAATGGAGAAACCTATGAATTTAAATGGGATTTAATCTATCAATATATTGCTAAATTAACACAAGATTGAGGTTTTATTATGTCTGGAGATAATATGCACGGCAAACAACCAGAAATTCGTTATAATGTAGATGTACATCACCATGAGGAATGGGAAAAAATGACATTAACAGAAAGAATGGTAATAATGGCAAAGGCTATTAATAAATGGGAACATGAGTATCTTATAGAGAATAGAAATAGATTAACAAAACAACAGATAGAGTTACTTGAGGGTAGAGATATAAAATCTCATGAAGGTATGATATATGGTCAGATGTATAATGACTGGAAGAAGATGAAAGGTTTTAATTTTAATGATGATTAAATTATGGAGGATATGGAAGTATGCGTTGGGTAGTTTCTCTGATGAAAGAACTAAACGATACGACAATCACGTTGTTTTGGTACGTTCTTTTATTTTCCTTTCTTATCTCATTACTAATTGTTTTATTATTGCAGGGGTGATTCGACATTGGAATTAAAAGACTGGTTAAATTCGATAAATCAAACTAAGAAGAATCTTATTGATGAAGATCCTTTAATGGAAAAGGATTATTCGCCATATATTATTAATCGTATTTACTCTGGACATCTCGATTCAATTATGTTTTCTAATGAGATGAATAGGTATCATTTCCTACCAAAAAAACTTCAATATGATTTTTTTCTAAATACACTCAGACCTAAGAAGAGATTCTCTCCTTGGTTACGTAAAGATGAAATCAAAGATCTTGACTTGGTAAAACGTTATTATGGTTATAGTAACGAGAAGGCAAAACAGGCTCTGAGAATTCTAAATAAAGAACAACTTAATTTTATAAGATCTAAATTTGAGATTGGAGGAAAACGATGAGCGTGGTTCAAGAGCCGGAAGTGAAATGGTCACCTGACCAAATGGTAGAGGTCACTCTTAATGAACCTGATGACTTTCTTAAAGTAAGAGAGACTTTAACAAGGATTGGGGTAGCATCAAGGAAGGAAAAGAAAATATATCAATCATGTCATATATTACATAAGCAAGGAAGATATTACCTTGTTCATTTTAAAGAGTTATTTGCATTAGATGGTAAACACGCAAATCTTACTCAGAATGATGTTCAACGTAGAAATCGTATTGCTCAACTTCTTGCTGATTGGGGTTTAATAGGTATTGTTGATGCTGCAACAATTCAAGATATTGCACCATTAAATCAAATTAAAGTATTAGCATATAGAGATAAAGGTGACTGGATACTTGAAACCAAGTATAATATAGGTAGCAAGAAGAAAAAAGTTGAAGAATAATCTATACAGTGGTATCAAGGAACGTCTTTTCTATACATTAGGAAAACGTCCTGATAAAACATCATCACATGACATCTATATGGCATTAAGTTATGCTGTAAGAGATCAGATGATGTCTTATTGGTTATCTATAAAACCTCCTACTGATAAGGAGGTGGCATATCTTTCTGCAGAATTTTTAATTGGACCTCAACTTAATAATAATCTTATTAGTTTGGGAATAAGGGAAGAAGCAGAACAGGCATTATCGGAATATGGATATACATTAGATCAAGTTCTTGATGTGGCAGAAGAACCTGGACTGGGTAATGGAGGTCTTGGTCGTTTGGCTGCCTGTTATATGGAGTCTCTTGCTACTTTGCAAGTACCTGCTACTGGTTATGGCATAAGATATAAGTATGGGATATTTAAACAGCAGATAAGAGATAATCAACAAATAGAGGTTACGGATAATTGGTTGCATGGAGAATGGCCATGGGAATTATGTCAACCAGATGAATCTGTAATGGTAGGATTTGGTGGAAGGGTTGAGAATTATATTTCAGATAGGGGTAATTATAGAGTACGTTGGGTTCCTGATGAACAGGTTATTGCTGTTCCCTATGACATTTTACAAATAGGGTATAAAGTTGATAATTGTAATAGAATTAGATTATGGAGAGCAGATGCTACTGAGACTTTTGATTTCTATGCATTTAATATAGGCGACTATATGGGATCTGTAGAACAAAGTGTCTCATCTGAGACTATTTCTAAGGTTCTATATCCTAATGATGGTACCGATCAAGGTAAAATTTTAAGATTAAAGCAACAGCATTTCTTTGTTAGTGCATCTATTCAAGATATGTTGAGAAGTCTTGATAAGAGAGGGTATGATATTGAAGATTTCCCACATCATTGGCAGGTGCAGTTAAATGATACTCACCCTGCGGTTGCTGTAGCAGAGTTGATGAGGTTACTTGTAGATGAAAGACATATGGAGTGGGATAATGCATGGGATATAACAACTAAATCTATTGCATACACTAACCATACTTTGATGCCAGAAGCATTAGAGAAGTGGGATCTTAAATTATTTAAGACTCTTCTTCCACGTCATATGGAGATTATCTATGAGATTAATCGTAGATTTTTACAAGTAGTACGTCTGCACTATCCTGGAGATGAATCAGTACTGAGAAAAATGTCCATTATCGATGAGACTGGAAATAAGTATGTTCGTATGGCACATCTTGCCACAGTAGGATCGCATCATGTAAATGGTGTTGCAGAATTACATTCTGATTTGGTTAAGACTCAATTGATGCCAGATTTTAATGATCTTTGGCCTCACAAATTTACTAATGTGACTAATGGTGTTACGCCACGTAGATGGATGGCTTCTGCTAATCCTTGTTTAACTGAGGTGTTAGATGAGTATGCACCAGGATGGATTACTAATGGTGATAAACTTAGGGATCTTGAAAATCATATAGATGATACTCATATGATTGAGAAGTTTTCAGAGGCAAAGGTTGTTGGAAAACATAATCTTGCAACATATATCTTTAATAATTTGGGTATTGCTATAGATCCATCAAGTATGTTTGATGTACAGGTCAAAAGAATACATGAATATAAGAGACAACATTTGATGGCTTTGTGGATTGTTTCTCAATATATTAGAATTAAAAATGGAATTGATATTGTTCCTCGTACATTAATATTTGGTGGTAAGGCAGCACCAGGATATTACATGGCAAAATTGATTATAGAATTTATTTGTAATATTGCCGAGGTGGTAAATACTGATCCTGATATGGATGGTAAGTTACGTGTAGTATTCTTACCAAATTATAGTGTGAAGTTAGGGGAGAAAGTTTATCCTGCAGCAGATTTGTCAGAACAAATTTCTACTGCTGGTAAAGAAGCATCTGGTACTGGTAATATGAAGTTCCAGATGAATGGTGCTTTAACTATTGGAACACTTGATGGTGCAAATGTAGAGATACGTGATCTTGTAGGAGAAGAGAACTTCTTTTTGTTTGGGCATGATGAAAGAGGAATTTCAGAATTGTGGAGAAATGGATATGATCCTAAACGTTATATGAGTTCAGAACTTTGGGAAGTTATTAATCTAATTAAGGGTGGACATTTTAGTAATGGTGATAAAGAAAAATTTGAACCTATTGTATCAAATCTATTAAACTATGATCCTTTCTGTGTTTTTGCAGATTTCTCTGATTATTGTGATGCTCAAGATAGAGTAAGTTGTGCATGGAATAGCAGGGAGAATTGGACTAGGATGTCGGTTATCAACACCGCACGTTCGGGTTTCTTCTCTTCTGATAGATCTATTAGGGATTACTGTACCAAAATTTGGGGTATTCCACACTGACTTTTTTAAGTGTTTGTGATTAAATAGTAGTGTCGCCGTAAGGGACAACAATTCACACTCGCTTAATAAGGAGAAAGAAAATGCCAGCACTAGCAAGATACCATTCTGCTAATCTTCCAGAACTAATGAAGCTTATTAGACAAAATGGTATAGGTATGGATGATTACCTAGACAGATTTTTTAACGAATCCCCACAATCAAACTATCCCCCATACAATTTGATACAGTTAAATAATCATGAATCAAAATTGGAGATCGCACTTGCGGGGTTTAAGAAAGATGAGCTTAAAGTCTTCACAGAGTTTGGAAAACTATATGTTGA